TTATTCATGCTATTATTACAAAATTATAGGAGACAAATATGGCAAGTATTAAAAATCATCAATCAACTGATGTGACCAAGCTACTATTGGTAGGCGACAGTGGTTCTGGTAAGACGGCTTCATTAGCTCAACTCGCAAATGCAGGATACAACTTACGTATCTTGGATTACGATGACGGCTTGGCTATCCTTCCAGAATTTTTGACGGCAGACGCAGTAGATAGAGTGAGTTACGTCACTTTGAAAGACCCCATCGGTAAAGCTGATGCTTTTCGTAGGGGAGTAAACCTTATCTCCAACTGGAAAGATGAGGAAGAAGACTTAGGTCCTGTTAATAAATGGACATCGAAAGATGTGCTCGTGATAGACAGTTTAACTCTAATGGGTGAAGCTGCTTTAAGGGGGGCACTTGTATTCAATAACAAGAAGCCAACCGACCAAGCAAGTCAACCCGAATGGGGAACTGCGGCGCGTGATGTACAACACATCATCCAATATATAACAGGATCAGAGGTTCCGTGTAATGTGGTAGTCACAACACATATGCAATATATGGAAGGAGACTTGGGCGTGTCTAAAGCATACCCAACTAGTGTCGGCTCTAAACTATCTACTAAATTAGGTAGATATTTTAACTGCGTATGCCGAGTAGATACTAGAAGTTCTAGTAAAGGTACTGAGCGAACTCTCAGAACAGTATCAGATCATCGCATGGATTTAAAAGTTACGGCACCTAAATTAATAGAGCCTAACATAGACTTAGATCTTGCGAAGTTATTTGAAGCTATTCAAAAGAATGCTCAACGAAAATTATCCAAGAAGGATAATGTAATTAACATCAATCAAGGAGGTAAATAATGGCTGATGTAAATGATTTCTTATCGATGAATCCAGAGGATATACCAGAGTCGATTACACTACCAGAGGGTAGCTACGACTTTGTTATTACATCCTATCGTACGGATAAAGTCGGTGAGAACCAAAACGAAATCGTGCGAATGAACTGTAAGGCACAAGCGGTTTTAGAATCTGACATTACTGATGCAGATTTAGAAAACTGTGACGGCACAAGGTTAGAATTTTGGGCAACCAAAAAAGCACTGAGACAGGGTAACCCTGTGATTTCACTTAAAGCTTTCCTAACGAAGACACTCGGTATGAGTGGCAACTCGTTCGGTGAAATGCTTGAACAATCTATCGGACAATCGTTTAGTGGTATAGTTAAACACGCGATGGTTGGACGTAACAAAGATATACTACAAGCTTCTGTAAGCAGAATCTTAAACAACAAGTAGTATAACAATGGGTGAGTATGCTGTAAACAAACGAGTACCCTCTCAACTTAAAGAAGGTGCAAAGATAGCCATCGTTATGGACTATCCCAACTCTAATGAAGTTCGTTTAAATAAAATACTTGCAGGAGATTTTATCATCAATAAGATTTGTAGACTAGCAGGGATACAAATAGAAGATTGCATGCTCACCCACACCATACAATTAAAACCTGCACAAGACAATCCCCAAAATTTTTTTCACAAACGTTCTGAATATAAAGCTTTGTGCAAAGACAGTGAGTGGCGTTCTCCCTATCCAATTACCACCTATGGCTACCTCAAGCAGGAGATGGAGCAAGACTTACAACGTTTGTACAATGAGCTCAATGAGGCTAACCCTAATGTTATTATAGCAATGGGGGGAGTCTCATTATGGGCACTCACAGGATTTGATAAGGTCGGAGTATATAGAGGAGCAGTTATACCTACATCTGCTGAACAATTTAATAGACAATATAAAGTTGTACCTTCTTATAATCCTTCTGCTATAGTTAGAAACTATGGCTTTAGAGCGCATGTGTTTTCTGATTTTAAAAAAGCACAACGCGAATCAGAGTTTAAACATATTAATTATACTAACAGAGAGTTATGGATTTCACCCAAGCTGGATGACTTGTATGCATTTGAATCAGAATACATACGTAGAAACAATGCAGAACAACCATTAGCTTTCGACATAGAAACAGCGGGAGGGCAGATAACGTGTATTGGATTTGCCCCCTCTTTAAATCATGCCATTGTGGTACCATTTAAATATAACTATTGGTCACGTGATGAGGAAGCGAAAGCGTGGACATGGGTTAAAGATTTATTGGAAGACACAAATCTAGTTAAGGTTGCACAGAATCAAATGTATGATGTGTCATGGTTAAACTATAAACAAAATATAATTGTTAAAGGTTTGATACATGATACTATGCATGCCCAACATGCATTGCAACCAGAAATGGAAAAAGGTTTAGGTTTTCTGGGCTCCATATACACTAATGAAAGTGCATGGAAAACATTAGCCAAGTTCTCTAAGAGCACAAAAGCTGATGAGTAGTGAAGCGCCCACATTTTTTTACAGCTAAAGCTGTTGACGAAAGATGGGGTGAGGTTGAAGCGCATGTCAGGGTATGGCGTGCTACCTTAGACCAACTGTTGCAAGACCTTATATATGAGGGCAACGGTAAAGAAGATAAGAAAGCACATCTCAATGCATGGGAGTGGTTTAAAGAAGACGAAGATAATTTTGAAATGGTGTGTGACTTAGCTGACTTGGATGCCGCCAGAACAAGACGAGAATTATTGGAATTAGTAGAGAGGACAAATGGTAATAAAGATAAACGAAAATTTAAAAACAGCCGCAAAAATCTTAGTTGGAAAGAGACATCTTGAGTACGGAGATAAGAAAACTAACCATGATAACATTGCAAAATTGTGGTCAGCTTATTTGGGCTATGATATTAATGCACATGACGTTGCTATATTAATGTTGTTATTAAAAATAGCAAGAACAAAATCTGGAAATCCTACAGCAGATACTTATGTAGATATGGTAGGATATTCCGCAATCGCAGGAGAGATCGTTGAGAATAGTAAAGAACACAGAGATAAGTGAGTTAGATTTATCCAAAGACGAATTGCTTTGGACATATTGTGCACTTGATTGTACCTTAACTCAAGAGATATGGTCTAAGATACATAAAGAATTTGATGGGCTTACTAAAAAAGTTTATCTATTTGAACTAGATAGTTTACAACCTGCAATGGAAATGATGTTGCGTGGTCTTAGGGTTGATGAGGATAAAGTAAAAGAAAAGAAAGAAGTATTGCGTAGTCGTAGAGTAAGACTAGAACGCATGCTTAATCTTTTTGCGCAAGGGGTATGGGGCAAAGACTTAAATCATAATAGTCCTGTACAACTTAAGAAAATTTTATATGAAGACTTAAGCTTACCACCTGTTGTGTCATACAAAGGGGGCAAGTCAAAGATATCCACTGACCGCGCCGCATTAGAACAGCTTGGGGAATTTTACCCAAGAGCAAAACCTTTTGCTCACACTATACTTGCACTACGTGATATAACTAAACAGCTTTCTGTTTTAGATTCAACGCGTGATAAAGATGGCAGGATTAGATGTTCATATAACGTAGCAGGCACAGAGACAGGCCGTTGGTCTTCTTCTGAAAGTCCATGGCGAACAGGGACTAACTTGCAAAATGTTACAAAGGAATTACGTTCTATATTTATTCCAGACAAAGACATGTTAATGTTCTATGCGGATTTAGAACAAGCGGAGTCTAGAGTTACTGCTTATATTGCAGGTGATGAAGGTTATATAAATGCATGCGAGAGTACAGACTTACATACGGAAGTTGTTAAAATGGTTTGGCCAAACTTAGGATGGTCTGATGACCCAAAGCAGAACAAAGAGTTAGCAAACAAACCTTACTATCTTCACTTCACTTATCGTGATATGTGTAAACGAGCAGGTCATGGTACTAACTATGGCATGTCGGCTCATGCATTAGCTAAACATTTAAAAATAAAAGTTTCACATGCGACAAGATTTCAGTTGCTTTATTATGGAGGTGTGGTACCATTAGCTTCTTTACAAAGATGGCACACCCAAGATAGAGAAGGAGGATTTCAAGAGTTGATAGACACAGGAGAACAAGTTGGTAATTTAATAAAGGTGACGGGAGCATTTCCTGGAATAAGAAAGTGGCACACTGATGTATCAAATGAATTAAAACAAACAGGATGTTTGATCACACCACTTGGTAGGCGCCGACAATTTTGGGATAGATTAAATGATAACTCTACATTGAGACAAGCTATTGCTTATGTACCTCAATCTACTATCGGTGACTTATTAAACTTAGGTTTATATAATGTATGGAGCAATGTAAAAGATGTACAGATATTAGGTCAAGTACATGATGCCATACTTGGACAATGCCACAAGGATAGAGTTGATGAACTTATGCCTAGGGTTTTGGAGCAAATGAAAAATCCTTTAGATATTAAAGGTAAACAAATGATTATCCCTTCCTCAGTTGAGGTTGGTAATACATGGAAGGATATGGAAGAATGGAAGAGATAAGAAAAATATATGTTGAAGACGGAAGTATTTTAGTAACAGAAGGAGACCGTACTACTAAGTGCAATGAGGCAGAGATAGAAGGACCTTCTAAAATAAGAAATAAAGACGGCAATGTGTGGATTGAAACTAAATCCAAGGTGGTTAAGCTAGTGCATATACCTAAAGAAAACGTTCAATTTCTACGCAATGAATAATGGCAAGAAATTATACAGATTATGTAAAGGCAGCTGTTGATGCGATCAAAGATAGTCCTATCCCTAAGCCTTTTGCTAGGTGGACTGCTTTATCTTCAATCGCAGGAGCACTCGGTCGAAGAGTTTGGTTTCCTATGCCTAATTATAATATTGGGTCTAATCTATTTGTTATATTAATAGCTAGTCCTGGTCGTAATAAATCAGTAAGTTTAATAATACCTTTCTCTAAAGTATTTAACAGGTTAACTACACCTGTTGGCACGACAGAAGATGATTCAACTTTTAACTCTGGCTTAGACCAGTATGGTTTAAGAAACTATCCTTTGTATTTAATTCAAGATAGAATTACTCCAGAAAAATTAGCGGTTGATATGACAAAGATCACGCGTTTGGATTTACGTTTGAGTAACCCACGACAAGAACAGTTCTTTGATTCATCTTTAACTTTAGTTACATCTGAGTTCGGTACATTCATGGGTCGTAATGAAAGATACCTTCAAATGTTTTTAACTGACATGTGGGATAGTAAAGATTCTTACAGCCACAAAAC